TGATGACCCTCACTCGGAACAAGATGCGCTGTCAGAAACGGCAATGGATAGTGCCTACGAATGGTATACCTCGGGCCCTCGTCAGCGTTTACAACCAGGAGGTAGAATTCTTATTGTTATGACACGTTGGTCCACGAAAGATTTGACAGGACAGTTAGTAAAAGCACAAACAGAACCAAAAGCAGATAAATGGGAGATTATTGAGTTCCCTGCCATATTACCAAGTAATAAGCCAATCTGGCCAGAGTATTGGAAACTAGAAGAACTCGAAGCAGTGAAAGCTTCATTGACCGAGCAGAAGTGGCAAGCACAGTGGCAGCAACAACCAACATCGGAAGAAGGTTCCATCATTAAAAGAGAGTGGTGGCAGATATGGAAAAAAGAGGACCCGCCCGAAATGGTACACGTGATACAAAGTTATGATACCGCCTACAGCAAAAAAGAGACCGCCGATTATTCTGCTATATCAACCTGGGGAATATTTTATCCAAAAAATTCTTACAAGCCTCATGCAATATTAATGGATTGTAAAAAAGGCAGATGGGATTTTCCTGAATTAAAAAAAGTTGCGATGGAAGAATATAAATATTGGGATCCGGAAACAATTTTAATTGAAGCAAAAGCTTCTGGTATGCCACTCACGGATGAACTGCGTGCAATGGGAATACCTGTTGTTAACTTTACACCGAGCAAAGGAAATGATAAGTATGTGCGTGTGAATTCTGTTGCTCCATTGTTTGAAGCAGGAATGGTATGGAGACCTGACGAACGATGGGCAGAAGACATGGTGGAAGAGTGCGCTGCATTTCCTTATGGTGATCATGACGATTTAGTAGACAGTATGACCCAAGCTATGTTAAGGTTCCGTCAAGGTAATTTTGTGGTCCATCCAGAAGATTATGAACCAGAACCGTTGGCAATAGGAATGCAACGAAACTATTATTAGGAGGCTTTATGGCAGAAAAAGGACCATCAAGAGTAGCTCAGCTTTTAGATTTATTGAGCGATGCTATATCAAGTGAAGATGATGATAAAATCATTGAAATTGAATCAGAGTTATTTAGTATTAATCCAACGCTCCTTGAACCGCGAAAAGGTAAAAGAGGTGGACTAATCACGCCGCGTGGATTTAAAAGAATGAAAAAAGGCAAGAGAACTAAAACAAGGATTACATAATGGCCGTCGATAAAAAAATACAACCCATACCAAACTTCAGAGAAATTGATGGACCCAATCCAGCAGCAGAAGTTTTAATTGAACAAGCAAGCCAAGATCCCGACATTGATATTATTGAAGAACAAGACGGCGGCGCTACAATTGATTTTGATCCTAACAAACCAGGATCAACAGGAGATTTTTTTGAAAACATAGCAGAAATATTATCCGATGAAGATTTAACGTCTATATCCACCGAGTTAGTTGGAGATTTTAAGACGGATCGCGATTCACGGTCCGAGTGGGAAGATGCATATACCAAAGGATTAGATTTATTAGGGTTTAAATACGATGAAAGAAGCCAGCCTTTTCAAGGGGCAAGCGGTGTAACGCACCCATTATTAGCAGAATCAGTCACACAATTCCAAGCACAAGCATTTAAAGAGATGTTACCGCCTCAAGGACCGGTAAAAACGGCAATTTTAGGGCAGGAAACACCAGAAGTTATCGCGCAAGCAGACAGAGTACAAGATTTTATGAATTATCAGATCACAACAGTGATGGAAGACTACACTCCAGACATGGATCAGCTGTTATTTCACCTACCTTTAGCAGGTTCTGCCTTCAAAAAGGTGTATTATGACGGAAATAAGGCACGATGTGTGTCAAAATTTGTGCCAAGTGAAGATTTAGTCGTAAATTACATGGCAACTGACCTAGATACAGCGGAAAGAGTGGGTCAGATTGTTAAAATGACAAGAAACGAGCTTAGAAAACTGCAAATTGCTGGATTTTATAGGGATATTGAGGTTGAAGAGAGCGATGATGAGGACAAAATACAGGCAAAATACGATAAATTAGAGGGTGTAGAGAAGACAGAGTATGCAGATAACACATATACTTTGTATGAAATACATTGCAATTTAGACATACCAGGGTTCGAAGATAAAGACGCGAAAACAGGCGAAGAGACTGGTATAGAGCTGCCATACGTTGTTACAATCGATGAGGGCTCAGGAAAAATATTATCAATCTACAGAAACTACAGAGAAAACGACCCTCTTAAAAAGAAGATACAATATTTCGTTCACTACAAGTTCCTTCCTGGTCTTGGCTTTTACGGTTTTGGTCTTATCCATATGTTGGGGGGCCTTTCAAGAACGGCTACCGCCACGCTCCGTCAACTTATTGATGCGGGCACCTTATCAAATTTGCCAGCAGGCTTTAAAGCAAGAGGATTACGTATCCGAGATGACGACAATCCTTTACAGCCGGGAGAGTTTAGAGACGTGGATGCACCAGGTGGAGATTTGCGCCAAGGATTATTACCTTTACCTTACAAGGGACCCGATCAAGTTTTATTCCAGCTCTTAGGTTTTTGTGTTGATGCCGGCAGAAGATTTGCTGCCGTGGCAGATATGAAGATTGCAGAGACAAATACAAATGCTCCTGTGGGCACAACACTTGCGATGATGGAGCAAGGTGCAAAAGTGATGAGTGCGATACACAAAAGATTACACTACGCACAAAAAATAGAATTTAAATTATTAGCAAAATTATTTTCTACCTCACTGCCAGGAGAGTATCCGTATCAAGTAGTGGGTGGTAATCAAACAGTTAAGCAAACAGATTTTGATGACCGAATAGACGTTATTCCTGTGTCTGATCCAAACATGTTCTCTATGTCACAACGTGTAGCGATGGCACAATTACAGTTGCAATTAGCTCAGAGCAATCCTGAGCAGCATAACTTGCAAGAAGCATACCGCCGTATGTATCTTGCATTGGGAGTGGATAACATTGAGGCGTTGCTTCCTCCCCCGCCTCAACCACAACCAACAGATCCGGGACTCGAGAATTCTATTTCATTATTAGGGAAACCGTTGAAAGCATTCGATGGTCAAGATCATCAAGCGCACATTGAAGCACACCGTGCTTTCATGTCTAGTATGTTAGTTAAAAGTAATTTACCCGTGATGAGTATCTTGCAAGCACACATATCAGAACATATATCATTAATGGCAAGACAAAATGTAATGCAGCAAATGGCTCAACAACTACAACAAGCACAAGATCCGCAGATGCAACAACAATTAGCAATGCAGATGGAAGCTGCTATTGCAAAAGAAATTGCCAACATGACAAATAATATGGTTGCAGAAGAACAAGAAATGATGGAAGGTATGGGTGAAGATAGTCTTGTTGAGTTGCGTAAGAAGGAATTAGATCTTCAAGCAGCAGAATTAAGACGAAAAGAAAAATCAGATGCTGATCAAATGGCGCTTGATTTATTGAAGATAAAACAAAAGGAGAAGCTTCAAGATGAGAAAATTGACTCTACCGAAGACATCGCACAACTCAGAGCTGCTATCAGCTTGCAGAAAATGAATGCCCCAAGACGATCATAAAATGTTAGCTTTTGATATGTATAAAAGCATTCGAAACCGCGTGGATACAGAAAAGTTGGATCCGGTTGAATTTGCTACAGCTTTGATAAATGTCTCAAAAGTTTTACTTCATGAAGAAATGGGCGCTGAACAAGGAGAATTATTTTTTGATATGGTAAATAAATCTTTTTTAATTGAAAAAAATAATGTAACGTACCACTGATGAAAAAGAGATTAAAACCAGTACCTAAGTCTAATAAAGGACTTCCAAAGTTGCCAAAAACAGTTCGTAATAAAATGGGCTTTATGAAAAAGGGCGGTATGGCAAAATCAAAAAAGAGAGGCTAATATGAAATTTAAAAATGCGAAAATGACAGAAGTACCTCAAAAAAATCCGTTTCCAAATGCGATTGCTGTGTCTGATGCAGCCGTTGTATATTCCCCTTTTGTTTACAAAAAGAATAAAGGAAGTGGACCAAAAGGGCAGACAAGTAATGCTCAAATTAAAAAGGTAGCTTTCAAAGGCGTTAAATAGTATAATTCGCAACTTAACGAAGGAGGTAGTATGAATCTACTGAAAGACCTATGGGACCATATTAAAGAATGGTCGGACTGGAAAATGAAGGACTGGATCAAGGCGGCTATTGTAGCTATCGTTGTTCTCTGGGTAATTAGCTGGATGACAGGCGGAGCGGCATAGTGCTTAATCTACTCGGCGGTTTACTTGGTGGCGGAAAGGACGGAGCTTTAGCAACCATTTCAAAAGTTGTCGATGAACTTCATACAAGTGAAGAAGAGAAATTAGATAAAAAAATTTTAATGCAACGCTTACAACAAAAGCTTGCAGAAAAACAATTAGATGTTAATGCAAAGGAAGCCAGCCATCGCAGCGTATTCGTTGCTGGCTGGCGACCAGCGATTGGCTGGTGCGGAGCCATGGCGCTATTCTTCGCCTTTATCCTATCTCCCTGTATTGAATGGTATGCAAAATTTTCAGGTATAGATATTGTACCGCCTGCCATCGAGACTGGGCCCTTACTAGCCATCGTCACCTCAATGCTCGGCGTCGC